CATGCCAGCGACAAGCGGGTCGGTATATCCAGCGAATGGGCTGTCAGCTATTGCTGTCGTGCGCCCGTATAGATCCTCAATTATCTCCTGCTGGAGTGGATCCATTGTGCTTTCTTGCTTGGTTTCCGTCGTGCTGCCCATTATTGCAACTCCATCTCATAGTGTGTGTAGATCGGACGAAACGCAGAGCCGTCCACATATCTTTCAAAGCCCTTACGGCCATCCGCCTCCACGGCGTCAAGCTTGGCGTCCTTGGCCAGCCCCGCCAAAACATCTACCGCCTTATTCATCCATACATGCATGTGCTTGCCGCCCATAAATTCTATCTTGAGGTTCTTACGTTGAGGGTGTTTCACAACGCATGTGGTGATCGCTGCGGTCAACTTGTCCTCAAGGTAAACCAGCCACAATATTGACGTGCCGGCCAGTATGTCTTCTCTTACATCGTCCAGATCGACGTTATGTTCAACCCGTCTAATCGCCGGAGCCAGCAGCTCCATGCCTCTGTCGATGTAGTCGTCTATTTCTCGCTCAGGTATCGGCAGAACCGTCACCCGCTGCGCTTGGCCAAATTGTACAACATTATCAATCATCCGTGAAGCCTCGTAATGGCCAAGGTTGACGCGGGGATCGCTGGCACAGGCGAAGACGCTGCGGTGTAATTTAAGAAACCCGCCGTGTTGTCTATCATGTAGTTCACTTCCAAGTAGTCATTCGCCGCAACGGTAAATATTTGCGTGCGTGACGTGACCAGTGTGGCGTTATTCTGGTGCAGCGCAGTGGTCATGCCGCTGTTGGCTACGTTGGTTCCGTTGACGCTGGGCCAGAAGTAGAAGTGAACCGTGCTGGCTGACGTCGATGATATTTGCGCCGAGAACGATATGACGTATTGGCCCGCTTCCTCAAACACAATGCGCGACGCTGGCGTGCCTTGCGTGATGCCGTCGTTGCCGACCGGCGCGTCATATGTCAGCTTGTACGCCGTGTTGGCAGCAGCAGGGGTGACGTCAGCCGTCTTCATAAAGTCAGCGTGGCCATCCTCCAGCACAATCTGCCGGAACTCTCCATTTTTCGACACGACTGGGTAGCCGTTTACGTTATCCCACAAGATGACGCCGTTTTCGGCGGGGCTGCTGTCAGGCGTCTTAAAGCCCAGCTTGTACAAGTTTTGCGTCAGATAACGCGTCAGGCCACGCCCCCATTGGCGCAGATCCTCGCCTATCGCTGGGAGTATCGGCGACGACATTATCTACGCCCCGCCGGTTTTATATCAACGCGCATATTGCCAACGCGCCACGGTGCCAGCTTTGCGCCCTCAACGCGCATACGCATTTGGCGCCCAGCGAAGCGGACAGATGTCGGGTTGTTGGGGGTGTACGGCCCGTGGCTGCTTTCGTCGCCGTTTGGGTAGAAGCGTGTCTTAAATGTCACATTTACGTCGCCTTGCGTTTCCTCGTCTGGAATGAGCTTGGTGACATGCGCAGTCTGATCGCCGTTGCCAATAGAAAACGGGCCGCTTTCCGCGAAGACCGCGCCGCTGTCTACGTTTAGCCCGACTTCGTGGTCATAAATGCTGACAGGCCCGCCAACAGAAATTGTGTTGCCCATAGAATTGCCGTGAACGGTGCAGTAATATTTTAAACTATCTGGCGCATCGCTCGCCACCACTATAGTAACCTTGGCTCCAGCTTGCCCAGCCGTTCCTGTTGTCGTTACGCCGGTAGTGTATGACGCATCTGCGCTTGTCCTAAATGCAAAAGGATGCCCAGAGTTTGACGCATCTGAGAGGTCAAACACATATGTGTTGCCCCGCACAAAAGTCAAAGCTGGCGCAGATCCAGAGATGCCAGCTATCGCATATTTATTGCCACCGTCATTAACCACCGTGACTGTATAGTTTACCGTTTCGGGTTGCTCTCCCGCCATGAACGGGTAGCGGAAAACGCCACGCTCTGTGCCTGACGTGCGCGCCAAGTTGCCGATCAGCCAATGGCGCTCGGTGTAGTCGTAAGCCACATATCTGTCTATCTCGGTGCTGTTTTCGGAGCAGTAGAACCACCACACCTCCCCGAATTGTCCGTTGGTAAAGCCCCACACCTTAGACTGCTGCGCTTGGTTGAAGTCGCCGAAGACGTAATCATGCACGTCGCATGGAAGCTCGCGCACGCTGTTGGAGTCGAAATAGAAGAACCCGCGCTGGCCCATGTAGAACACGCCTAGATCCGTATCTACAGCAGACTTGCGCGATATGGCCCCGCACGAGGTTCCGACTCTACTAAACGAGTAAATAAATGGCGGGCCTGCGTATACCGCGGCGTGGCAGTCTGTGTCTGTGATGATTAGCGTCTGCCCCTTGGTGCGGATCGCCTGCATTATCTGACCAGACGTCTGCAGGATCTGCGAGCCAGCTTGGTTCGTGGACGCGGGTGTCCATAGGGTGTTATTTTCTTGGTCACACCATGACACTGTACGCGGGTTGCCGCCCGCGCCCAGCGCGAAGATAAAGCGTTCTTCTGTGACCAGCAAGCCCAGATTGCTTGTCGGGGCGTTTGCAATTACAGCAGCCTTCGCGGCTGGGTCTAGCTGCCACTCAAGCAGGCGTCCGTCATCTTTCGAGCAGGCTACGAGGTATTCGCCAAAATTGTCGATAGACCAAGTGGTGGCTTCCTCTGGCACAGCGTTTTCGTTTTGCTGTATCGGCGTTCCATAAAACCCGTCGCCATAAAACCCGTAACCGTATCCCGTCTCAACCTCCGCGTCTTCACGGCCCGTCGCCAAATCGGTCGGGGCGATGTCATACACAGTGCCGCCGCCTGTCATGGCTTTTAGCTCGTTATATGAACCGCCAGCCAAATAAGCCGTGCCGGTGTTTGATTCCCATGTGTGCATCCCGCGCACAGGGTTTGTGCTGAATGACGCTTTGCGCTCCTGCCAGCCGCCGATTGGACGTAAGCTGTTGTCACGCCATCTCACCAAGCTGCCATCACGCCACCGGCCAGACTGCTCTAAATCAGTGCCGTTTCGATAAAATCCAGCGGGGATGTCGAGGGGTACGAGGGTCATGTGTTATGTCTTCATAATGTAGGCTAGTGCATAGTACGGTGGTCTGTTCTCGTGGCTTCCACCGCCGCCTGTGTTGCCAATGCTTGTGCTTGTAGACGTAGATGCAGTGATGCCTGTAGTGGCGCTGTTTGTTGATGCAGTTACAGAAGTGCCGCCGGCGCTAGTCGAAATAGTATTTCCGCTTTCACTAGGACGAACAGCAGAAATCGAATGGCTGTGACCGCTATCGTGGATTGTGGTTGAAGAACTAGAGCTTGCACTGTGATTATGCGCGGGGATCTGGCTTGTTGCCAGCGTGACTGAGCTTGCGCCACCTGTCGCGTTTACGGCGTAGCTAGATCCAGCGCCAACGATAAACCTGTCTCTGAGGTCTGGCGTTGAGTTACTGCCGTTACACAAGACCCAACCGCTTGGGATACTTGCCGTAGAGCCGCTCCAAAGAATAATGCCGCCAGCGGGGAATAGTGATGATGTGATCTGCGTCTGAATTGCGCTGGTGACTCCGTCCAAATACCCAAACTCAGTGCTTGTGACGCCAGCCGCTGCTGCACCAGATAAAATGTTTAAATCTGCCGCATTTGAAGTAATAGCCGTGCCGCCGACCTTCCATGATCCAGCGGTCAAGTCTGGGGTGCTTGCGGTGTCACCGTTTAGAACGTCAACAACGTCATCAAGCGCCGTGTTGACCGTTGCCCCCCACGTGTTCTCGCTGCCGCCAACGGTGGGTTTGGTTATGCTGATCGTCATATCAAAATCCTCAATGCTTACACGACTATACTACTTTACGCGCCAGTCGTCCACGTTTGCTATCTCAGCCAATCCCACGCCTGCCGCGTGCGATCCGCTCTATCCTTCAGCCCATGATGCCCGCCGTTCACCCGCTTGGTGATTTTGGCGATGGCGTCGTCGTTCACGCCTTCACCGGCAATCTTCCAAAGGCCATTCTTGTCGAAGAACCACATGGCCGTTTCAAACGCGTAGTCTTCCTCCACCAGAGATGGATCTGTCAGCACCTCGGGTAGGCGCATGTCATGTGCAAACGCCTTGTAATTGTTCTTGCCGGTAAGCTGCAGGAAGCCGCGTCCGATAAACTTTGCTGCGTCTTCCGGCGTCTCATTGCCCATACGCCCGACATACACCTTGCTGGCCAGCTTAGCGCCGTTGCGGGCATACGGCTTGGCGCTATCCTCGTCGGGGAAGCGTGACGGCCAGACGCGCATCATGGCTTCCACCGAATAGTTTAGGTTTTCGCGTGTCAGCTTAAACCCGCCGCTCTCGTGGCCCGCCTGCCCCAGAAGATGCGCGGCCTTAACGCGAGACAAGCCGTAGTGCTTGGTGATTGCACGCGCCGTATTTGGCCCGTATGCGCCATCTGGCTCAACGCCAACCTTTTCCTGCAGAAGCTTCAGTGCGACGCTCATTTCTTCAAGCCTTTCATTGTGCGGATTCCGAAGCTGGCGGCGATGGAAGCGTACATGCCCCATTGTACCCACATCGGACAGTTAGATAAATTGTCAAAGCCAACGCGCATCGCGTCCTGCCAGCTCGGTATAAAATTTGCGCACAATATTGCCACGAAAACAATTGTCCACAGCTCATCTTTCCAACTGTCTTTGCTGGCCTCGATGGCTGACTGCTCCCAATCCATCTCGCCTGTGGCCTGCTTCAGCTTAATCTCAGCATTCGCTTTCTGAATAGCCGTCTTGCCGTCGAGATAGCTTGTCGCCAGCCCGCCGACTGCACCTATAATCTGGCCAATCATTTCTCAGATCCCAGCCATATGGCGAAAGCTCCGCTCATGGCTCCTGTTACAACAGATATTAGCCCAGCTTGTTGCGTCGATAAATCTGGTTGGCTTAACGCCCACTCGATGCAGCGTATATACATCACCGTCATTACCAGCATCATAAGACGCGGCATGATCTTATATTCCAAAAGCTTTTCCATTTTACACCTTTATATTGATGTTTGTGCCTTGCGGCCTGTCAGCATTGGTCTTAGTGCCGAACTTATCATAACCCTTGCCCAGATCCAACTTCTGCTCCCGAAGCGCCTCCAGATGCGTGTGGTTGGCCCTATGCTCCTTGGCCACCCGCTGCTCCACCAGATGCGCCTCTATGCGCTCACGCGTCTGCGTTTGCTGGTGTATGTCCGACTGAACGTTAAACGGTGCCGATCCTATGCCGCTTACACCGTCCGCCATCACCGCCGCACCGCGACCCAGACAAAGCCAAACAGCGCGCCCACGCAGATCAGGAACAGTAGCAAGCCCGCCGCCCACGCGATGATCGTCTCCTTGCGCTCGATGCGCTTATACATCGCGTCCTTCTGCTTTTGCCGGATCTCGTTTTCCATGCGGATCAGCTCCTGCCATGCAGACGGGCCAAGCGTTTCGGAAATCATCTTACGCAGCTCGTCGCGCATGTTTTCGCGCTGCTTCTTCTGGACAAACAGATCCATCGCCTGCTGCTCAACACTGCCGAAGCTCTGATACCACTTTGGGTTTTCTACGCGCTTCGCCGCAAAGTCGAAGTCGCTGATCGCCTTAGACCAACGCCCCAGATCGCCCGCCATGCCCTCCAGATCCCGCCCGATCTGGCAGCCCTTGCGTATTGCGTTGAACGCCGTAGACGCTGCCATGATTGCTGTGGCGGGGTCTATCATGGCTCATCTTTCCATCAGGCGGTCTATTTTCTCTTCGATGCGATCAAAGCGCGAAACGATCTGACCCATGACGGCTGTGCTGTCTGCCTTGGTGACGTAATCGCGCGCCATTTCTTCGCGGGTCTTGTTCAGCAGAATATTGAGGCGCTGCATCTCGTCCACAGCGCTTTTCAGCACCCAGCCGATCAAGCCCAATCCAGCAGTAAGAGCCGCTGTCCAGAGCATCTCGGCTTCCATTATGCTGCTTCCTGTTCTGTCCAGACCGCCGCTGGCACGGTTTCGACTTGCCACTTAAACCGTGCTGGGCCGACAACCGGCACACCGGCCACGATGTCAGATGCTGTCAGCGCTTGGCTCTGCGTGACGCTTGGAGCGCCGATAGTCGGAGCGCCAGCCGTGATGCTGTCAGCCGTTAAGCTGATGATTTGCGTTATCGTTGACGCGGCGACAGTCGGGGTGCCAGACGTAATATCACCAGCCGTTAGCTGATTATTAGGGATGAGCGTGACATTGCCAACCGTAGGCGCACCAGCCGTAATATCAGCGGCAGTAAGCTGCGTGTCAGCGCCAATCGACGGCGTACCGACAGTTGGAACGCCAGACGTAATATCAACCGCTGTGAGCGTGTGAGCTTGGCTAATCGTTGAGGCAGCCACCGTGGGTGTGCCAGCCGTGATGTCAGTGCTTGTGAGAAACTGCCCCGACGAAACGCTTGGCGTTCCTATTGTCGGCGCACCGGCAGTGATGTCGGCGGACGTTAGAACGTGCGCCTGACTGATCGTTGAGGCGGCAACAGTGGGTGCGCCAGCAACGATATTATCAAGGCCAAACGCTGCATCTGCAACAGCCCCTGTGTCGGCGAGCGGGGCAGACGCTAAGGGGCTGAAACCTAGCATGTGTTACTCCTTATGGCTTCGTCGGCCAAGTGACATTCGTCGGAAACCCAGACTGGCTTGGGATGTCTCGCAGTGCTTGTCTGTACGACTGCATATCTGATGTCATCGTGTTGTCTGACAGTGCCAGATAATCGGTTTCTGCTAGGAGGCTGTTGCGCTGAGAGCGTACAAACATTTGCAAATCGGCGTCTGAGGGTTGCTTGTTATGCTCTTCGATTTCAGCCGATGTCATATCGGCCAATTGGTTGTTTACCATCTTTTTCATTATGCGTCCTTCAATCCATAAAGGGCGAATTTACCACCCGCAAAAGTAGTCCCTGATGGTTTAACGATCATATAGTGCATGTTGCTTGACGTGTTGGGTGCGACAGCCCTTATGCGTGGGCCAGCAGCCCAACTTGTTCCTTCGACAAAATAACCATCCAGATGGATCGGGCTGCTCAATCGACCGCCTATAATGCCGCTAAAACCAAACTTCGTGCTTGTGGTTGGGGTTGACCCCGACCGCATCGTAAGATCATACGACCACGCTGCTGATGTACTAATTGTAGTCGCCGCTTCAACGCCCTGCTGATACCTAATAGACATTCTGTTTGTGCCTACAGATCCGCTGTCGTATGCACCATTATAAAAAATAAAGTTCAAGCAGTATTCATTTGTCGGCGCAGCGGTAAACGAGGCGTCATATGTATAGACGTAAAAACTTCCATAGTCTGTACTGCTTAGATCAAACTCAACTTGCGCTGTTGCAGACGAAACTGTCTGTGTAGAAATATGAACTAAGTCAGCACCACCACCAGCAGCGGCCCCATCGAGGGTTACACTGCCGCTTGTGGCGCTGATGTCATTCGTCTGGTGGTTGATCGTTAGTGCCATAAGTCACTCCTATACGGCTGTAGAGCCATCCATATCGGCTTGCGCCATCACCCACGCATAGCATTTGTCTAAGAACGTAGAGCCAGACGCAGCTTCTACATCTGTGAGATTTGCGTTGTAACGCTTGAAGTCTACCTCGCGGGTGTCATCGGTGGGCGAGCTTGTAGCATATGCCGACAGATCAATCATCACGGTAAACTTGGGGTCTGACCCACGCTGACGGCTGACAGCCGCTGTAACGATGCGGTAATATGCACCTGAAAACGAAATGCCATAATCGGAGTTCGCTTCAGATATGTTGTGTTGAATAGCCATTGGTTATCTCCTTTAGGCGTATGTAAGTTCTGAGGTCGTGATGGTTGATGACCACCGAATATTCGTGCTTGATGCACCAGTTCCTTGGATTTTTAAGCAGCCATTTGCTGTGTCTGCACTTAGTGCCAGACCCCAGTTAGGGGTGTTGTCTAAGACAGTCGTTGCGCTGTTGACTAGGACTGTTGTCCCTGCGCTGCCCTCGCGCCTGATAAGCCCTTTGACTTCCCAAGCGGCACAAGCGGTGCCTTCAGAAGCTTTCTGGCGAGCTACGATGGTTCCGCTAAAAGCGTAAGCACTATTATTCGGAAGAACAATTTGGTTGTCTGTTTGAGGCGTAATTGTATTGCTGTGATAAGTAACAAACGTTGTTGCAGTAGCATCAGTTGTTTCGCAAAGCACAGGGTATATACCTACTTGTGCATCACCCGACGCACTGTGCATTCCGCCGCTAAACTTAAATGTTCCGTCGACCGCATTTCTCGTATTTGTGCCAATCGAAGTACAGTGAACGGCTGTACTTTGGGCGTCATACCCCATGACCATGGTGCCTTGGCCTTGAGATTGGCTGTAGTAGCCTAAGCAAACACTGTTATTGCCTAACGCTTGGGTGCTTTCGCCAATCGCTGTGGCGTAATTTGCAGTCGATTTTGCGTTTTTTCCTAGCGAAATGCTGTTCGCACCGCTCGCTCCATAGCTGCTAGCCCCATTGGCTATCCCCAACGCCACACTATCTGCACCAGTTGCTGAGGCTCTACCAAGTGCCAAAGCATAATTTGCCCCAGCGCTTGCCTCAAACCCGATAGCCACCGCACCTTGACTTGAAGATCCAGTATCGGCCTCGTAGCCCATCGCAATCGAATAATTGCCTCTAGCGCCAATATGTGACGCATTACCGGCTATGGCTGCGGCAAAACTATGATTTCCAGTGGCTCTTGAAACCCCCAAGCTGATTGCATCTTCGCCACTACTAATAGCGCTGTCCCCAATCGCCACCGCATTAGCCCCAGTCGCGCTTGGCTGTGCTGATGGACTACTTTCATTAGCAGCATAAAGGTCAGCACCACCACCGCCACCAGCCGCCCAAGAAGCAACTCCAGAGCCATTTGTCGTAAGCACATACCCGTTGCTGCCATCAGCCGTTGGCAGGGTGTAAGCACCGTTGACGTTTAGTGTGCCTGTCGTTTGTAAACCGCTGCTGGTTGTCTCAGCCTTTTTGGAAGAATTGTGGTATAAATCTACACTCCCACCATAGGTGGCAGTAAGCAATGCGTGACCACTGGCAGCCTTTAACTCAATATTTGTCGCAGCAATTTGAAGATTGCCAGAGCCGGTTTCTGAGATGATTGAGTGACCAGTTGACCCGTTATGGTACAGCTTAAAATCATCTCCCGCGCCCATGATTAATTCGTTAGCACCAGAGCCTGTTCTATCACCAAGCTTTATTGCATGGCCGTTAGATGTAATGTCGCCAGCCATGTTGCCGCTTAACTCAATATCCGCAGCCGTAGCCCCGATAAACACCGTAGCTGAGCCGCTAAGGTTAATGGCATTGTTTGAGTTGCTGCTCTCGCTTACGGTGCGTGACAGGGTGGTGCCAGAGCTTGTATAGGTGCCTGTTCCTATCTCGAATGCACCGCCCGTATCCTCTATGACGTACCTTACTACATCTGCATTTGCCACGCCAGCATCGGCAAAGGTCTGATACCCGCTTTCGGCGCTGCCAAGCGTAATTGTTCCAGTGCCTGTGGTACTGGTGGACATCTTTGCCCGATTTTTAAGAACGGCCATTGCTCAGCCCCTTATGCTGGATCTGGAATGCGAATATCTGATGCTGTCAGAGAAAATGTGTTTCCAGAAGTCACAGCCTGTGATGATGATAATGCGCCAGTAGCAAGCAAACGGCTGTTGCCAGTATCAGTAATCGCATAGTGCGTTGCCGTGCCGGTAGCAGTCACAGATGCACCAGTGATAGCCGACAGCGTAACCTTACGTCCGTTTGGCGAAGCATCGGCAGGGGCTGATATGCTTATGCTGGTTTCATTGCCAAGCGTTAGCGTGCTTGTCGCAGCGGCGTATGTAGTTGGCTCGGCAGAGCAAATATCAACTCTATTTGCTTCGGAATCCAAAACGGTCAAGCCGTTATCTAGTACCCTATCGTTTAACGTTGCCATTTAGTAACTCCTAGCTTTCATCTTTAATCCAACGCCGCCATATTTTGCGCTTTCACTGTCTGAATTTATACCACTAATGGCGTTGTTCAGCAATGACGCCCAAACCTGTATGCGGCTATCGTCTGCAAGGTAAGGCGCGCTGTGAACCAATGCGCCATATAAATACGCATCGGGGTAATAAGTCAAAAGCCAATTAGTGGCGTTGCTGTCGCTTAACGCGGCTGGCTTACCATAATAAACCATTTCCACGGTTAAGTCGTCAGAGTTTGGATTTGGATACACCTCTATCGATCCGTCGGTGATCGCGTAAAAACGCGGCGTGCCGCTGGTGTTTTGTCCAAGCTGGCGCTGCTCCATCATCTGCGACTGGCTGATTGGCTCCAAGCGGCTGGTATTGCCGCTTAACATGCTGAGCCTGATCGGCTCTAAGAAATCTGCAGGCGGGGCTGTGTACTGCGCGCTCATCTCAGCGGTCGAGCGCTTTTCCATACGCCAGTGCCGTATCTTGCGGTTGAAGTCAGCCTCGGCCAGCGAAATAAATGTCGGAATGGCGCTCGTCAAATCGGTGCGGTTTAAGAAGTCCGCCACGCTCGTTTTAAGCTCCGCATATGTTGTCAGTGCCATCTGCTATCCTTAAAGCGTTCCGGCTCTTGTCCGAAAAACGCGGTTATCTCTGTCGTTCAGCCATTTCTTCAGACGCTTAGGGTCATCCACAATGCCTTGGCTCTTGAGCTGATAATACACTGAAAGCGGGATCGACGCCACCTTCGGCATGTCTCCAAACTTGCCGTCAACGTTATTATAAGCTCGCTTGTTGCTTTCCGCGATATGCTGGGTGTCTTGTACAGTTTCCACCACATATTCGCCCTTGCCGGTGACGTGCCAGTATTTCGTAATACCCGTGTCTACGTCGCGGCTGAATAATCTTTTCATGCTGCCTCCTGTGATAGCGGGGCGACGCCTAAACGCCGCCCCTCCAATCTTATGATACGTTCAGATCGAACACGCCGCCATGCGCCGCTTCGTTTGACACTTTCAAGCCAAACTCTGCAAGCATCATAGCTTTGTCAGCGTCACCAGTTTTGGCGAGATCCACCGAGTTGATCGGACGCAGATAGCATACTGATGCATATTCTGGGTCGAGCAACCACGCGTCACGCTCACGCTGGAAGCGGTTTGGCACAACCTGAAGTGTACCAAAATCTGACATATACACGTCAGCAGCACCGATAATTGTGGTCGGGCTGTCGCTTGGAGCCATGTAACGCTGAGCAGCAATACCGGCAAAGCCTGACACAACGGTTTTGTTGTGTGGGCCAACCATCAGGATTGATGGGTTGCCGCCAGACGTAAACGCCTGCTGCATCACGTCCTTGACCATAGCCTCGGTCAAATCGCGTTGCGTGCCGTCGTTACGAGCGTCTGAACCGTCGTTGGCAGTTGGGTTTGTACCGTCACCAGCTTTGTTGGTGTTAGTCGCAATCCACGCACCCAAGCCAGCAGTCTCGCGAGCTGTGGATGTGTTCCCTGCCACGCGGGCATTGTTGTCAGTTAAAACTGCTTCGATATCGCGTTTTAACTCACGTCCGCGCTTGGCCATCTGGTATGCTTTTTCGTCATTTCTTCCGGCCAAATCTTGTGCATTCAAGTTGTCTGCAACAATCAATGTACGACGTGAAATGTGCGTATAGTTACCAATCCGAACCGTTGCGGCTGTGCTGTCGAATGACGTTACGTCGTCGCCATCAATTACCGCTGTTTTACTAACAGCCGCAAGCGAATCAGTTTGCCACTCGAAAAACGTGTTTGAAACGCTTTCTGAGCCAACATTACTTTGAAACGGTACTTCGTCAGGCGAGATGTTTGCGATTACATTCGCAAGATCCTCGCGGATACCTTTGGCGTCAAATGACGTAAAGGTGTTTGCTACTATTGCCATATTTCTTCTCCATTATAGCAAGGCTTTAATTGCAGCCGCTGCATCTTGCACGCGGCCAGACTTCTGTAGGCGCTGTTGCGCTTCCTGCGCGGCAGTCTTCGGCTTTGGCGCTGAACCGCGAGAACCTGCTTTTAGAGTTTTGCTGCGCGGCTTCTTAGGCTTCACTTTCGCCTCGTTAGCACGCGTTTCGCCTCTGTCGTAAAGCATGGCTTTCCTCGCCAGTTTGACCAATGTCGCGTTTTTCAGCCCTTGAACGTCATCTTCGTTAAAACCCTCTGTAAGGAGGAAATCACGAATTTGCCCAGCTTCGGTGGATGCAACCTTCTGGTCGCGCCACTCTGGGATCAGATCAGGCAGAGCGGTTCTTTGCTCTTCCAGATACTGCTGTTCCATTTGCTGCATTTTCTTCTGCTGAAGATCACGCAGGCGGGCCTGCTCGGCTTGAACGGCTTGCATCTGAGCGCTCTTCTGCTCTTGCTGCTTTCGCCACTGTCGCTCCGCTTTCGCTGCCATCGTGGGGTCTGTGTCGTACAGTGTGTCCCAATCAGGCTCGTCTTGCACCGATTGCTCAATCTGCTGGCTTAATGCTGGCAGTAGTTGAGCGTATTGCGCACGCTCCCGCTCGATTGCTTCGGCTTCTGCTGCATACGACTTGCGCATCTCAGCCAGCTCCTGCGTCTTACGGGTGTAGTCTCGATGCCTTAGATGTCCGCTTTTCAGATCCTCAACCGTAATCTCTTCGCCGTCTACTTCCACCGTGGCGGATAGTATGTCGAAGGATTGATCGCCAGAGCTGTCGGCGTCGTCCTCTTCATCAAGCTCGACTTCAGATCCTTCGACGGGTGAATTGTCGATCTCTTCGTCAGCCATTTCGACGTCAGCTTGATCCTGATCTTCAGTTTCAGCTTCAGTCTCTAGCGCATCAGTTGCCTCTGCATTATCCTCTTGGGGTGCAAACATAGCACTGATTGCATTTTGCGCGTCGGTCAGGCCAATCCCTTGCGGGGTGTTAGTATCTGACATTTTGCGTCAATCTCCTTTATTATGCGGCTATTTCTGTTTCATTTCAATAGTCGCGTTGTCCGCCATTGCACGCAGGGATTGCTGAACCAGCTCAACCCCGCGCAGTTTCATGTAGACAGCCTCTCGGTTGTCCGCATCGCCAACGCCAGTCGCTTTGAACTCGCGCCAGCAATCCTGCTCGATCTCAGCGAGAAATCGCTTGAGGTCGGTATCGTCTAAAAGTCGCTGCGCCTGCTTGCCGTCATCAATTACCTGCTGCTTAGTCTTCACGCGCAGCCTCCTTGATTACGTCCGCCTGCGCCTTCAGAACTTCGCGGTTGATCGCCAACTCGGATCTGATCTGCTCCACGTTCAACTGTCCGCCATATTTGGCCTTCATCTCTTCGGCCTTCACAAACAGCTCCGCCTCCAGCTCGTCACGCTTGCGGTCGTCATCCATCTGCATTTTCTCGCGGTCAAGCTGCAACTGCGCGGCCTTCTTCTGGATGTCCGCTTGGATCTGCTGGATCTGCACCTGTATCAGCATCTCGTTCACGTCCGGCTTTTCTTGCTTCGGAGGCGGCGTAAACTCTGCGGGGTTGCTCCAGAACTGCGACGTATCCTTGAAACCGGCCAGCTCTGTCATCGCCTTGAGCGTGTTGCTGAGCTTCGTGATGTCGGTCAGCGGGTTCTGTGGCCCCATAGTCTTCATCGCGTCCTTCTGCATCTCGCCGATCTGGCGCAGCATCATCATACGCTCGGCGTCTGTGCCACGGCCAAGAGCGACGTTGATCGACACATCCATGTTGCTATTCCACACACGCGGGTCAATCGGCACAAACTCATTGCGCAGGCGAACCATGCGGGGCGCGTCCTGATGCGTCGTGATCAGGTGCAGCACGATCTTGAACAAGTCTTTCATGCCGGTCTCTGCAAAGACGCGCGCGATCAGCTCGATGTGCTGCTGAGCGGCGCTCACAGTCGCTGCAACGGCGCTGGCAGTGGTAGACTGCAACACGTTGGCGTCTAGCCCCTGAGACGCCTTTGAGATGCCTGTGCGGGCCTCTTTGACCTGATCCATATATTGCAGAACGGGGAACGCCTCGCGGCCAACGAATGGCATCGACAGCGGCTGCACCTGACCGGCTTGGCGCTGGCGGATGATGCTGCCGACCTCTGTGTTCATAACGTCATCTAAATTAACCATGCCCTCTGTGACAGCCACGCGGGGGTGTATGGACATGGCCAAGCTGTCCAGCGTGTTACGCATGATGACAGACTTGATCCGCTGGATGTCCATGACGGTATCCGCGACGCTGATGCCGAAGACGTCGTGCGGCTCTGGGTCTGGGCAGAACGTGGCGAAGGGGGCCATGTCAATCGGCTCGTTGTTCAGTATCTTGTTGCCGTCGCCCGCCGTGCAGATTTTGCGCAGCTCCGCGATGCCGTCGCCGTCATAATCAACGCGGATATAGTTTTCGACGTACAGCACCTTACGCATCGCCGGATCGTTGCGCTCGTTCATCTCGTTGGTCAGCGCGGGGTTGCGCGTGTAACGCTCGACGTTGGTGTTCATGTCGTCATACGCGGATGACATGCTGGCGACCTCGTCGTAGTCATATCCCATCGCAACCAGCTCTGAGACTGTCACAATGCGCCTGTGGGCGACGTAATCTGCTTCCGCGATAGATTTGGCCTCGCGGGAGATTAGCAGCTCCTCGGGCGGCACAGCCTCCAGCTTAACGCGTCCATCGGGGCGCGTATATTCAACGCGCACGTCGTGCATCATCGGGGGCGGCAGCGTCTCACCCGTCGTGGGGTTCAGCGCAGGCCCGCCGACAGGCATAGACGCCTGCACGGTGATCATCGCGTCGGGGTCAGCGGCAAGCGCCGCCAGCGCGTTATCGTCGAGGCCGGTGTAATTGTAGGCGTCAATCGTGGTCTGATCATCCCACCAACACTTGAGAATGCCAACCTTGCGGATCAGCGCATCCTTGAACGCGGAGTGCATGGCCAAGAAGCCGTTGTTATCACGGTTGATGATGAAATTCGCGTAATCGGTCGCCTGCTCCGCCGCAGCGATGTCCTCGGGCCCCTGCGGCGCGTATTCAACGGTGTTGTCGGTGCTGTGGAAGATCCGCATCAGCGACGGCAGGATGGCCTGTACGGTATCGCGTACGTCCATGCTGACCACTTGGCTGCGCCCGTCCTCTTCATCGCCAAACGGCTCACCCCGATAATACTCGGTTGCCTGCGCGCGGATCGGCGAGATGTTGTTGTCGATGTAGTCAATCGCGTCGTCGATCTCTTTGCCGACGATGCCCTGCAGCTCGTCGTCGCTCATCACGTTGGGGTCGATTTCCTGCTCCAACTCGTTGACTAGGTCGTTGATCTCATTTTCCATCTTCATCAACCTTTCGCTGGTCTGACTTTTTCTTCAATGCGGCAATGCACTGCGCTTTAAAATCTCTAACTTTAATCATTGTAGCCCAGCCTATTCATTTCTCGCAGCAATATGTCATAAGCCTCGTCATACTCAGCCTTCTGGCCACCCTGACCGCTCATTGCTTTAGGTGCAAACTCAGGGTCGCGCACCATAAATACAAGATCCGGCCTGCCTTCGTTAAATCTAGCATTGGCCTCCATAAATTCATCTACGGCCTCGTCTCCGATTTGGGATCTAAACATTTCTTCGTCAAACTCAACGCGAGATACCGGCTTAAATCCAGCCTTGCCGTAAAGATTGGTAAGCTCAGTGTCAAATGCGTTCAAGAACACCCCGCCATCATCATCGGCTCGCTTCAATGCTTTGCCAGCAAAACCTTTCATCTTGGAGTCTTTATTCTTAACGAGCGAAACAATTTCTCCTTCTGGCGAAATTGCATACCCCGCGTCAGCGTTTGGCGAAGCCGTCATCCTCATGCCTTTATAAGCTTCTGGCTCATAAACGCTAACCTGATATCCAAGCGGCCCCTGACTATCCTGAGCCTCGGCCAAAATGCCCTGAAAATACTTTCTACCTTCTGGCGTCTGCGGTATGTCAATAAGCTCAGGCGATTGGCGCGCGTTCCTGTATGCTGCTTTTAGACCAGCCCCGCTTCCGCCAATATCTAAAATACTTAGTGCCGCATTACCAAGCGCAGCGCTGCGGTTCCCCTGTGCCGCTTGTGTGAAAGCCTCTCCTGCCATCAATCCTCCAGCGACCACTGGCGTTGCGTTGGCAACGCCAAGCGTTTCCAAAAATGGAAGCTCAGATTGTGGCCGCGCAAATGGCCTGCCTAAAATCCCTTCGCTGGTGCGGCGCGCCATGTAAGGCGAAAGCCCCGTTCTCTGCAGACCAGACGTCAGCCCCTGACGCGCGCGGCCAATAAAGCCTTCGGGCGGTGCAGCGGAAAGACGCGCTGGTGGGTTGGTTACAGTTACTTTGCCTGTCACAGCGTCTTGAATAACGACAGACCCGTCTGGCTGCGTGTAGTATCTATTCTGCACCTTCGTCTCGCTCTTCTGTAACCTTAACGTGATATCCACCCTCGAATGATCCGTCTTCGACTTTACTGATGATTTCTATGTCAAAAGACGGGTCATGCTTAAACAAAGACATGCCAAAATCGTTCATTTTCATTTCATACGTCATCTTGATCATTGGATGCCCTTGTCTTGAAAATAATTTAATATGTCGGATTGATTTTGGTTTTGCTGAACCATCCCCGCAGCTCCCACGCCAAATATGGGAATTGATCCGCGCACCATGCCTTTTACGACGTCTTGCGGCTTCATGCCAGTCACTGAGCTTGTGCGCTCAATGGCTTCGTTTACAAACTGGATCATCGGCTTTCCGATTTTGCCTGATCCGCCATGCCACGCAACCTCTTGGAACCCCATAGGTGTAGTGCGATTTTTATCAGCCAGCTCCATGGCCACTTCTTCAACGGCGCCATAGGTGTTGGGGGTTGGCACGTTCATGCCGTATCCCATTGTCATCATCTGCTCATCCATGGTGGCTCGATCAGCAGCGCCTTGAAAATTTGTTGAAAAATTGAACCGCTTTGGGTTGGTTCTGGGGTTTATTTCTCCGGCGGCCTCAACCTTTTTGGCTTGAGCGGCGTTTGTTCCTAAAAACCTACCGCCGATAGGATATGGAAAGTCAAAAGCTTTTTCCGGCAGGTTTGCGCCCTGCACCTTTCTGAAATTATCATATGTTGCCATAAGAAGGTTTGCCGTTGGGTCTGCTCCGCCAGTCCATGCCGCCATCGGGTCAGCAAACATCGCTGTGAACATCTTGCGACCCTGCTCTGGGCCATATTCATCGATAAACTCTTTTTCGAGCTGGCCCATAAAATACCAGCCTTGCGTTTCGGGGATATCCAATCCTTTTAGATATGCCTCCTGCAGCCGTTTTTTGCTTTCTGGGTTATTGTAAATTTGTCTATACTTTTCAATGGTTTCCTGCTTCGCGGGCAAAACCTGCAGCGTTTGATTTGGCTGCGAAGCAATCGGATAGTTCTGCCTATCGACCGGAAACCTCTCGGAGACGTCAAAATACGGGTCATAATCACCGGCGTTAACTCGTTTAACCGCAGCATCGCGAGCCTTCTTAACTTGCTTTGCCTCTGGGCCAAGCTCCTTAGCAAGATATTCTTTGCCCTTTTTCTTGTCAAACTTGAGAACAGGCGGCATCACTTCTGGGTATCTGCCACGCATTGCCGCTCTAATAATGTCGTCGAGTATGCTCATCTTAACACTTCCACCTTCTGCGTGCTGCCTTGCCGCGTTCACCCGTCCAGCCGCGTGAGCGGGCGCAGAACGACTTTTTACGCGCTTTCTCTGATTTCGTTTTGGGGCTCGGCGCGGGGGCTTTTAACTTGCTGCCGGTCGCCTTGTTGTACTTTGCGCGCCCCTTGGCGGTTAAACCGCCGCCACGCTTCACCGAAAGCTTCTCGCCGCGCCCAACAGATAGGCTTGGGCCTGATTTGCGTTTCGTCGCCATTACGCCCTCTTCACCGCGCGTTTTTCTGCAGCCGTGTAGGGCGCGCGCTTCTTGCCAGCGCTGGTCGCCTTATTCTTGGCGCGCGATCCGGCAGATTTTTGACCAGATGATAAACTTTTGCGTGCAGACTTGGGCAGGTAGCGGCTTTTGCCCTCCTTGCCGGAATAATCCCAGTCTTGCTTGCTCCACTTGGACAAGCTGTTGCCGCTGCTCTTTGAGCCAGAATAACCGCCGCCCGCTTCCTTGTAATACTTAGTGGCGAGCTGCATGGCACGCGCGCTATGCCCGCCCATCTTAGCCTTAGCTCGCGCCTTCGACTTTTCCCATAGCTTCGGGTTGGTCTTCTTCGCCGTCGCCATCTACGCTCCTTCGCCCCACTGGACGCATTGATAATCCACCGCGCGGTACGCAGGAAACGTCTGCCGCGCGTATTTCAGCCCGCTCGGTATGGACTGTATGCACTGGCTCTCGCTCTGCATCACGGGGCTGCCAAACGCAAAGCAGTTACCCTCGACGCTGCAAAGCAGGAGCAGCGCCGTCCACATCACTTCTTGGGGGCGGAAGTCTTCCGCTTCGTCGTTGTGCCATACTGCTTCTTCTTTTTCTTGTTCATCGCCGAGGCTGCAGCCCTTTTACCTGCGGCTGTGTACGGGAACTTTTTACCATCTACATTTGGCATCACAATCTCCATAATATCTTGCGATATAATAACATTAAAACGCCAAAAAGAAACCCCGCGCGCTGGGAGGGGCGCAACGGGGTCAAGTTGTGCGGGTACAGGGAGGAAAACCCGCGATGAGGTACAGACGTGGACATGAAACCACTCTGAGCAAGGCTCAAGGTAAACTTTTTTCAGAGAAAATGCAAACCCGCCCCTAAACGACCCCGCGTATGCCCCTGCGAAGGGGCGCGCCCCACCCGCCAACCTTGGAACCGAAATGCATCGCCGTGTGGTCTGTCGCCAATGACAGGCACACGGCGTCGGCGCGATCTGGCGAGGCAACGCGCCGCTTCTTCATGCTGTCCTTGCTCTCGACCTGCATCTTGCCGCTTGACGTGAAGTGATATCGCGGCGCCGCCAGCTCAGCATATAACGCGTCGTCACGCGGCAGCTTAACATCCATACCCTCCAGCCACGCCTTCGCCTTGAACCACAGCTCCGCGCGCAGGTTCACATATGTCTGATTGGCGGCGGCGCGCTCCGACACGTTCAACCCGCGCGCCGGCAGCCCAACCTCACGCAGCCGATCCAGCACGCCTGCGCCGAACCCGTTGCTATCCACGATGATCTCCTGCGGACGCTTATCCGCGGGCAGCGCGTCATACTCCGCCTTCACGGCACCAGTAAGCTGCATGAGATCGAGATTGCGCCACACGCTGAGCGGATGCACGACGGGCCCCTGCCGCTTGGCCAAGACAGACGCATCCCCGCCCTGACGCGCGACGTCCAGACCCCATATGCTCGCCGTATTCTCATGCACACGCACGTCGCTGGCCATGGCAGCCTCGATCAGCGAGACGGGTATCACCGTGTCCTCCTCGGACGGCGGGAAATTGCCAAGCACGCGCACATGATAAGCGGGGGAATCGGGCCCGTAGCGGCGCTGCATATCCGCCACGAAGTCATCGCTGACGCGCGGGCTGTCCACACAGGAAACATGCATCGTGTGCCAGTCGTCGCGCAGCCGATTGTGCGTCTCGTAGAAGAACCCCGTGTTACGCGTGGGGTTGCCCGTCAGCACCGTCGTCGCGGTGTGGCCGGACATCGACCCACTGGCAGCCTCAAACACCGCCTCGGGTATCCCGCTGGCCTCGTCAGCAAGCAGCAGCACCGAGGGGCTGTGAACGCCGGCCAGCGCCTCGGGCTGCTCCGCCCGTGACGTCCTGCACGAAATAAACGTGCTCTCGGGGTGGCTCTTTAACTCAATCCGATCAGACTTCACCTCTAGCAGGCTGTCAAACGGCGGCTTCAGCTTCTTGGCCAATGCCTTCATCTCAGCGAACAGCGCGTCAAATAGCTGCGCGCTGGTGGGCGCCGTGACAACCGTCTTGCTCGGCACGCGCATCAACACGTGCCACAGCGCAGCCATGGCGACGCCGGTACTTTTGCCGACGCCGTGGCCGCTGCGCACGCTTACACGGCGTATGGCAGGCGCGGAGACGGCGTCCAGCAGCTCAACCTGCCACTCGTCGGGCTCGATGCCAATGACCTCCTCGGCAAAGCGGACAGGGTCGTCACGATAGCGGCGCATGAGCGCCAGAAACGGGTTATCTTGGGGTGCGGGGGTGCTGGTCATTTTTTCGCGTGGCTCCTATTTTTCGGAAAACGTGAAGGGGTGGGGGGTATGGCGGGTATGCGTGGGGGGGTCATTGCAATTGCACCCCGCCGCGCCAAAAGAGGGGGGGGTCAAACCTGACCATCTGGTCAAAAAACGCGCCCGAAACCGGCTGGAATCGCATAATCGTTATTATGTTAAATAAAATATGCAGCAATATCAGCACGTTAGCGTTTTACAACTATTTAAAGTTGTATCGTTGTGCATATTTCTGCGCTGCGGAGCGTCGATATTTGACCATTTGGTCAAAAATGTGTAACCGCGCGCGCCTATGCGCTTCCCTCTCTCGATGTGCAAAATCGCCATCATTCGCCATCCTCTTCCACGATCTCAGCGTCCTCGATATCGTCCACGTCGCCAAGCAACTGCGCTGCCTGCGCGTGCAAGTCGTTCACGCTGATGTTGATCGCGATGTCCTTCTGCCGCACATCGTATTGCTGGTTCAGCTTCGACGCGATCCACTTGTCGGTGTCCACCTGAAGCCGTGACACGTTCACCGTCGCGGGATCAGCGCTCTGCGCCGTATCCACCGCGCGTGACGCGAAGAAGTGCCCAGCGGCCTCCTGAGCCGCTCTGTAGCGCTCCTTACGCCCACGCTCAGCGTCGAGCCACTTGTTCCACAGCTTCCACCCCACATTGAACTCGCCAATGATCTTGCTCACGGTTTCACCGCGTGACATCCGGTCGAATATCTCGTCCTCGCCGACCGCGTTGATCGCCGCGATCTTCGCCTTCCCGATTTCACCCATCGCCAGCCTCCAGTTCACCCGCTATCGCAGCGTAACCGCACACGTCCACCCAGTTATCCGAGTGATCGCTTGAGCGCGACCGCGATACCTTGAGCAGCACCATCATCGCCGCCACGTCCACCTCGGTCACAGGCACGCCGAGATACGCCGACCACATGCCAGCAATGGTCGCGTGCGACGCCTTTGCGGATCCATACGTCCGCTGCCTGTCGCCCGTGATCAAGTCACCCGCCGTGCGCAAGATATCTTCCCTCGTTACCATGGTATGTCATCCTCAATGTTATTGTTGCCATCTCCATCCACCACACGCGTCACCTTCGCGTTGGGAAACGTCTCAAACGCCTTCTGCAGAAACGCCTCGCTGAAATGCTGCTTCAGTATACACGCCGCATCCTCGAACGAGTAGACCACCCACTGCGGATACCGCTTGCGCAGCTCAGCGCATCCCTGCCTCGCGAAGCACACGATCTTCCCGCCATCCACTTCCACGCACCACGCGTGCGGCGACAGCGGCTTATGCCCCGCGCCCTCCGCTTCCGCTTCCATGCGCTTCCACCCCGCCATGAGCTGCGTGGCGATCTTATTCGTCCTGACGACGTCACGCTCCACGATGGCCTCCTTCAGCGCTTCATAGGCCGCCTCGAACTTGCCTGCCAGATCCGGCGTGACCAGCGACGGCAACGCATCACCCCACCGCTCCGTCATTTCCCTCGCCACCCGATCCAGCGGTTCCAGCTGACCCCAGACAGACGCCGGTATTGGCTCCGTCCTTTCGCCAACCGTAAACTTCCCCTTCGCCGCTATCTGCTTTGCCGTAGGGCGACGCCCCTTCTGATTAGCCATGCAAGTATCCCTCCCTTCCACAGTCCGTTTTCCACCACCACAGTCCACCACCACAGTCACGTATATATATACGTTGACTGTGGTGGAAGGATTTCACTGTATTATTCCCACACTTCCACAGTCCCCCACAGTCCACTGTGGTAAACGTGGACACGCTCACAAGCCCGCCTCATCGCCGTTGATCCACTCCCCGACGGTCACGATTTGCACGTCACGCCCAGCGCGCGCATCCGTCCACTTGGCCGTGCGCAATACGCCCGTATCGATCCACGTCTTGGCGATTGCCTTGGCCTTCGCCTTTTCGTGTTTCTTCTCCAAGTCCAGATCCAGCGCGCCTGCCACCGCCACGCCGACCCAGCGCTTGCTGCGCACGTTTTCGCGGTACGGGTCATCCGCTGCCTCCGCCGCCCCGACGTCACGCTGCACCTTCATCGCGTCGCGCGCCGATATGCCGTCGAAGAGATCCGGCATCGCATATTCAGTGGCCACGCCGACATATTCCATGTTTGGCAGCTGCACGCCCACCATGCGCCGGTAGACCGCCTTGGCTGCTGGCGGCGCCAAGTTTGCCTTGCCGTCGTCCACGCGGAATATGCCGAGGCTCTCCGCCTCTGACACGCCCAGCTTCTGCGCGTCTTCCGAGCTGATCTTGTTGATGACCCGCGCCGCACGCGCCGCCCCGATCAGCGACCCCGCGCCCCTGACGCTGTCTACGGTTGCCTCATCCCCGTTGCCCTTGCGGATGTGATGCACCAGCGCCACGGCGCAATCTGTCTCGTCGCAGACGCTACGCACGGCACCGACGGCTGCATTCATGGCCACGTTGTCGTTCTCGTTGATCTGGTTCGCGCCAACCCACGGGTCGATCATCACCATGCCGATGTCGTTCTCCTTGATCTTGGCCGCCATGTAGTCAAGCATCTCGTCGTTGACCTCGATCCCGTCGCGCCCTTGGTTGGCGAACACCATGTTCAAGCTTCTTCCGGCGTCGAGGAACAAGCGCCCCCGTATTTCCTCGGCGGTGACGCCGTAATGCAGCATCGCCGCCGCAAGGCGTCTCTGCATCTCCTCCAGCGGGTCTTCGAGGTTAATGATCCACACCTTGCACGGTTCGTGTATGGCCTCGCCCAGCAGCGGCTTGCCGGTGCCAATGCACAATGCCTCCACGATCTGCAGCGACGTCTTCCCGACGCCGCCCGCCGAGGCAAGCACGCTGACATGGCCTCGTATGTAGTGCTGCCCGTAGATCCACCGCCGCGCCGGTATTGTTGCGGGATCTATTGGCTCGTATGCAGTTGGCCACTGGCGCTCGCCTGCGATGCGCTCCTGCTTCACTTCCTCGACCGGCTTCGCCAGCGCCAGCGCCTCGCGCAGCTTCTCCGCGCCGGCTTCCTGCAGGTAGTCGTTGGCATCCTTTACGTTTTCCACGCCCAGCGCGTCGAAGCGCACGACGTGGACGTCGGTGCTGCCGTCGCCTCGCAGCACGTCGGAAACCGCCTCCACGTCTAAGTCTGGGTCTGCGCAGATCGTGACGTCTGATGCGCGTGGCGCGTTGAACGTCTTCATGCCCGACTTGCCAAACGTGCAGACGATTGTCGCCTCGACATGGCCCATGATCGCTTGGCGCACGCTCAGCGCGTCCTCTGGCCCCTCGACCAATATGATCGCGCCGCCCTCGTGCTGATCGCCGATCCGCATGGCATTGCCGACCAGTGATCCGCGTGAATATTTGTTGATGTTGTTATGCTCGCGCTTCTTCCCGTCCGGCGTCAGCAGCACCGCCTGCACGCCGCAGACGTCGCCCTCGGCGTT